TGGTGGGGTTGGAGGGGGAGCGGGCGAAGGTCTTAGGTTGGTTGAGGTGACGCCAATCCCCAACCAAGAGCGTGTGCTCTATCCTGCCCGTCGCTCGCCGTTTATCGGGCTGGGGCTCTACGGGGCTCCGGTCTTTATAATGCTTGTATCGTTGGCCGTGCTGTCCCCCCCCTGGCGCGGCCTTCGCTTTGCCCGGTCCTATGCCGCAGGGTGTTTCTTATGTACAGGTTAGGGGGCTCCGGTTGTACATAAGAAAACAAATACCCATCAGAGCACCAGCGGGCCTCTCCCCTGTACAATCGAAGCCATTACCCGGTTGGGCACGGATATCCCATCCTCCCGCCCGACCGGACCTTTTTCACCCAACGTCGGGGAAGAGGAATTCTCGGAAGTTCGCGGTAGCAAGCTCCCCAACTCGGGCAGGGTCTTATGGCGTCGGGGTGGGGCTGAGCGGGTTTCAGGCATCAGGTTGGCGACACGCTGGCCGCATTCGTGGCGAGGAATCGTGACAAGCGAGCACAGGTTGTTGCGTTCCAACTTCCGGAGAATTTCCACCGCGCGTGGTGAACAGAGGCATCTGTCATGAGCGCCACGGTGGCTCCAGTTTCTTGCTAATGTCTCGTGCGCCGACGAGGGTTGCTACGAACTCCGCTCTATTTGTCGCCGCCAGCTCTTGCTGTATCTCGGCGAGTCCAGCGATTACGGTGAACGTCAGTGGTACTGCCGAGCGCCCGGGCACGTTCACTGGGCTCAACGCTGTCTTGTTGTTCTCGCTCCCGAACATTAAGGCCGGACGTGCCCGCTTTTCGAGGGCCTTGTCTCCCGTATAGAACGCCACCCGCATGTCCAAGACGATGACCTGCAGCTCTTTCTCGTTAACAAACCTAACCTCAAGCTCCCGTTCCGTGGGGGCTGTGGGGGGACCCGCGCCGACCTTCCAGTCCACTATCTCGCACCGCACTTTGCCCCAACTCCGCCGCCAGCGCTCCCCGAGCAGGCCGGCGACGGCCCCGGCGACCGCGCCGACGATAGAGAAGACCCCGACCGCGATCACATCGGGGCTCATCCCCCGACTACCCGTCTCAACCACGAACGCGGTTATGGCGTCCATCAGCTACCGAACACCCGACGCCACCACGGGCGCTGTACGCCTTCCTGAGCCTCTCCCGCAGCGGAGTGGGGCTCTGCCCTCTCCGGCTCCTCCTCGACCGTCTCAGGGGATTCTCGCGGCTCTGAGGGTGCTTCTAGCTCCGGGATTCGCTCCGTTAGGTTTAGCAGGATGCGGTCCTTGCGCTCCAGCTCGCGGCGGAGGAAAGCTATCTGGTCTTCAAGACTTCGGATATAGGCGTCTTGGACGGTCTTGGACGCGGTGTCTTGCTGAGCGTCTTGGTCTGTCTTGTGGACGGTCTCGGACGGCGCCAGGTAAACGAACACCCGACCTGATTCGTCCCTGTCATGGGGGATAGTGCCCCTGGCTATGCGCTTTCTTACGGCGTCTTGGCTTATACTCAGAGCGTCGGCGGCCTGTGCAACGGTTAATCTGTCCAGGTCGGGGCTTGGTCGGTCTGTACGAGCCTCTCCCACAGCCCTATCCTAGCCTATTGGGACCAGGTACGAAAGCCTTTAGAGCTAAACCTAAGCTAGATGTGCTAAGCTTGGGTCAAAGTAGACGGTGCGCCCAGGCGTGGTGCGATGCTAGGGTGGAGTGCACGGTGCGCCCTCCGTATAAGGGAGAACATAAGGGAGAACATGCGGGTCAGCGCACCGATTACTTTAGAGCCCGGTCCGGGCACTTCCTCCTTGCACTCTACTCTACCTCGGACCGGGCTTCGAATAACACCCACGTCCGGAGGCCACGCGCAAGCCCTTAGAATCCATCCTCGTGCCGCGAAGTTAGCCGCTTACCGAATCACACGGAGGGTGGTCTGGCCTTTTCGCGTCTGCCAGCCCCACAGAGCCAGGCACAGTGCAAACAATAAATCGTCGTGGTCGGACTCGCGCCACGGCTCGAAGGCCATGTTACCGGTAGCTATGTTGGTGGTGCGGGAGTAGTTCTTGAGTTCGTGGACCAGGGCGTCTCTATCTTTGATGCCTTTGGCAATCCGAATCTTCCCTTGCTGGAAGGCGGCCACGGCCGGGAAGACCAGATCCTTCTTCGGCGCAGACCAGTATCCGTGCGTCCGTGTGGGCTTCTTCAGGGACGTGTTAGAGCCCGTGACCGACACTGCACGGAAGTCCACTTTGGGCACAGCCCGAGACGTTGCGCCCCGACGCTGAAACTCAGTCCTAAGCATGTCCACAACGCCACGCCCCACCCCGGTACCATCCACAGACAGAGTTACCTGGCCGAGCTCGCCGAACGCCCCCTGGGGTTCGAGGTCACAGATCAGATCAGCAACCCTGCGTGCGATGGTGTCATAGGGCGTACCCAGCTTCGGGCGCTTGAGGTAGACGAGGTCATAGAGAGCTCTACCTTCGATCAGCCTGTTAGATGGGGACTCTCCCACGGGTGAGAACATGGCCGTCTCGGGTGGGGCTATCGTCTTCTCTAGGACTGCGATAGCCGTGAAGTCTGAGGCCTGGCCCAGGTCGACCCCGACCGAGTAGCGCCTCGGTGAGTACTTCGGCATACGAGGCAGCTCATAGCCTGTATCCCACGTGGTTATCACTCCTACCATTGGTCGTCGTCTCCTATATCTATGGCCGCAACGTCTTCGCCTGCGGCGAGGGCGGCCTCTATGTCGTCGTAAGAGAACAGAGAGCCTTCCGTCTCCAGCCACTCACAGAAGAACTCTTGCTGAAAAAACTGCTCTGGCATCGTGTTTCTGAAGACGTCCAGATCCTGGCCCCTGATCCGGCGTACCTCATCAGAACGGACCATGACCCGGAGCCAGTCGGCGTCTGAGTGGTAGATATCGTGGAAGAACCCACGCTTACCACGCGGGCTGGACAGGAGCACCTGCTCGCCCCTGGTTGCAATGAGCGTGGGCAATATGCCGTAGTAGTCCATATCTGGCACGCCGGCGGCCTCCTCCACGATGAGCAGGTCCACAGAGGGTCCACGGGTCGTGCGCTCCACTGCTGGCATCGCCTCGATGATGGAGCCGTTGCCGAGTTCGAGGCCGGTAAGCCTGTCTGAGGGTGCACCGTATGGCGAGCCTGCTTGCCTATAGATGGCTTTCACCTTGCGGAATAACCACTTGGCTTGTTTCTCTACCGGAGCCACGATAAGGACCACGCTGCCGGGCTGCGTGAGCGCCTTGTGTGCTGCCAGTAACCCGGAGACCGTGGTCTTCCCCGTTTGCCTACCGCAGCAGAGGATCTTGCGTGAGTGATCTGACGCTAGTACCGCTACTTGCCAGGGGTCGGGCTCAATGCCCACGCTCATGGCGAACTCTACGGGGTAGGCGGGAATAGTGGGCTGTTCTACCGTGGTGGAATGAGCCTCAAGCCTCCTGAACTCCCTCTCTAGTGCATCCACGCTGACGAAGCTCACTTGCCTTCACCTAGCTCCCTGATACGAACAGCCAGGTCCTCTTCGCGGTAGATCCCTCGCTCTGCGAGGATGTATTGCAGAAGCGTCTGGTAGAGGCGATTGATGGTGTTGGCCGCGCTCACGTCGAAGCCGTCTTCGCGCACGGCTTTGATGAGATCCCGGATCTCCCGCTTGACTTCCCTAACCTCCTTATCAGCTTTCGCTGCAGCGGCTCTAGAAGCCTGTTTACGGCGCTGCTCGGCGTTCTTGGGGTCATGATTCCAGCACACGCCCTGCTGGCCTTGTGCGGCCAATTTGCAGCGCTCACCATTTGGCTTGGTAAAGCTACATTGACTCATCTGCTGCCCACTTTTTATTAGGGGGGTGGGGGGACGGTCTAGGAGAAAGGACTAGAAACCCTCTGCCGTTCGCCCTCCAGTTGGACGCCCCCCACCCATCTTGACAGTAGCAGACGGGAGTGAAAGGGCATGCGTAACCCACCAGGCGTTACCGTCACCGCACTCCCGCCCCATCTCAAAGGATGGCGACTACGGGTTGGCCTGCAGGTCGAAGAGCCTGGCTCCGTCCAGTACGCGAGCGCCGTAGAGGTGCAGGCCGCGAACGGCATCCGCGAAGCTACCTTCGAGCCTCAGACCCTCAACGTTGACGATCTGCTCGGCGTAGGCCAGTCCAGACGGATGGCCCGCCATCATGTGCGAGACCACAGGTGAAGTGCCGGTCGTCTTGACGTTGTTGGAGACGAGGATACGAATGCCGGCTATCTGACCTATCTCGCCATTCAGCACAGCATCAGGCTTGGCTGCGGTGACAAAGCTAGAGTTCTGAAGCAACAAGCCTTTCACCCACGGCGGAACGACGACGTAACGCCCATCCGCAGGAAGGTTCACCTGGTCCATCAAGACCGAGAGGTCTACGAACTTCTGATAGACGTTAGTGGCGGTGAACTGCGAGGTCTCTATCGTGTTATCCGGGTTGGAGGTCGACGCGCCCGAGTAGAGGGAAGCTACGTAGCTGTCGGCATCCTCGGCGAGCTGGTAGGCCGCACGGTCGGATGCAGCGTCGATGAGCTTGGGCCTCATCTGCGCCGTGTCGATGTCGTCGACCTTGAAGGCGAAGTACTTCGCCTGGTCGATGAGCAGCGTTACACGGGTATCGGTTAACTGCTCATAACTGATTGTCGTACTATTTTTGGTGTACGCGGCCACAGTCAGGTCGTTAAAGGAGTGGATATGCACCCTGTCGCCGTCGGCACGGATATCGCCTTCGTAGTCGCGATTGACGACGCCAGGCTGGCCGAACACCAACGCCTTCTCCAGCTTCGCCAGAATGCGAGCCGACCAGATAGACGGCAGCATATTAGTTATTGCCATATTCGGTTGTTCCTTTGGATAGCAGGTTAAGCCTGCCGCGCTTTATTCGGCCTCGCGTAGGGCCGCCCGCTTATAGCCCGTCGGCTATGCCGTGTTTATGCCGTCCCGTCGGACGTACTCTAAGTATACGGGATAAAAGATATGTTCAGCAACCGCCAACCCGAGGCCCTTCTTAGTCGTGGCCTTCCTTCTAACGCAGCGTGCGAACCAACTGAAGCCGCCGACCTTCCCTGATGGCTATCTGCAAGATGTAGACGATGCGGCGAGTGAGGTCCTGGTCTAGGGCGCTACCATCACCGAACTCGGGTTCTATGCGCTGCGCGACAAGTGCCCGGTTGAGGGCATCCGCGAGATGTACGGCGGCAGCTTTGGGAAGGCTTGCATCATCACCCCCCTCGCGACGAAGGTCGGGGTCAGAATATCCCTGCTCGCTCGCCGTCTGGATTGCGTCCATCCACACCCCGTCCGCGATTTCCAAGGTGTAGTGACCGTAATCGTTCGCCTTCAGTAGGTAGCCCATTTTCTATCCTCGCTCGCCAGCCATGAACGCCTTAATCTGGTCCCAACGGCTGTTTATCTCCGACTGGCTCATGGACTCTAGCTCTTCGCGGGTCAGTGGCGCTTCACGTTGCAGGACAGGCTTTTTAGAGCCGACGCCACTACCGGCGCCGAGTTGGTAGCTCAACAGCTCGGGCATGTCCCTGGAGACGCTGGCGAGTTGCCTCCTGACGCTTCCGAAGTAGGGATTTCCGTCCTCGCTGGGTTCGATGGCATCGAGGTCCACGTGGCGCAAGACGCGCTCTATACGCCCCTCTTCGGTGACCCCGTGGGCACCCAGCTCGCCTACGACGGCCCTACGCGCATTGGCGCGGTAGTGCTCTCGGCGGATCTGGGAGATCTCCTCCTCCTTAGCCTCGAGCTGGGCCCGCAGATCATCGACGCCGGAATCCTTCTCCCACCGCTCCTTTTCGCGGGTTATGCGAGCCTTGACTATCTCGTCGACTTTCGCCTGCTGTTCTGGTGTGAACTCTATGTCGGCCATGCTCTACTCCAATGTGTCTACTGCTGGGTCAAAGAACCTGTCGTGCTGGTCTCTGAAGTCGTGCTCGGAGCGGCCAGCCTTGTAGTCGGCGTGATCTCGCCGGCGTCCCCACCCGGTAGAGCCCGTAGCGTGGAACAACACACCCTCATCTCGCGGCCTGATATCAGGCCGGTTCGCAGCCCTAACCACTCGTCTGTTCTCATCCGTGAGTACGTCTCTTGGTTTTTTCATCCATACCTCTCTTCGTTTATACGCCTGTACTCTTCGTAGGCATCGTGCAGGGTGCGGAACTTAATCCGACCGTCATCCAGAATGTCATCCCAGGGGTCTATCGGCTCAACCTCCTCAAAGAACTTAAGGCCGGGGTCTTCTTCCTCTCGGTGGAACTCTCCACCTTTGCGTTCACTCACTTCACTATCCTTTCACCTGCCGTTCGCTACTGTTTGCTCGAAATGCACATGCATATGCACATAAGGAAACGTGCGTGCGTGCATTTCAGTTCTCACTCTTTGGTAGATCCAAAACCACCTCCCGATTCCTTTTCTCACCGGTCTCTACCAAGGTACCGCTACGCTTAAGCTTGCCCGTGGCGTTGCGAATGGTCCCGTACTCGCGTCCCGCCACTTCTGCGAGCTGATGGTTTGTCATGGAACCGTACTCACGTATGGCAGCTACCACCGCTTGCTCTACGGTCTCCTCGGTCGGGGCCTGTATCACCTCATCAGACCGCTCGAACTTGATAGCGCCCTCTGAGAACTGCGTGATGACGGTGAACGGTACCAGTTTCCGAGAGACGTTTGATTTGCGGTGAGTGAAGGTTGCATAGACCACGCCCGTGTCCTCATCAGTGTGGCCGGTAACGTTTACCGTGGAGCGCATGGAGTTGGTTTTATAAACGCTCCCAAACGCCTCCTTATCCGCCGTCCGCTCGCCCTTTATAGCCCTGGATATGTGGTCCACAACGAGCGGAGTGGAACCCGTCTCCTGTAACGGTGTGAGATAGCCACGGACGTAGGAGAGCACATCCGCAGAGCGCTCTGACTCGCCCTCCATTGAGTACCCGAAGCTATCCACGATAACGAGTGCGGGGCCGTACTCCTCTACGAGCTCGAGAGCGAAGGCGAACACGTCCACAGTCGGGTGGCCAGCAGCTTCTACATAGTGGAAGTTCTTTGGAACATCCGGCCATCCAGCGCCGTTGGCTATCTTCTTGGCACGTCTTAGTTGTAGGCGCTCGGCCATTTCAAAGTCTAAATAGATGACGGGAGTGGTTTCTATTCTGAGGTCGTGCCAGTAGTCGACGGAGGTGAATGCCACTGACATCCCAAGATGCAACACGTTTGCACTCTTGGCGAGACCACCACCGCCGTAGAAACTGGCGGATAGGCCACAAGGGAGAATGCCTTCCACCACAAATTTTTGCGGTGGCGGCATTTCCCGCCCCGCAAACGAAATGGCCCTAAGATTTTTCTTAGGGTTGTGAGTTGCACGCACGCACGCGTCTATATGTGCATGTGCATGTGCATCTCGCTCCTTTCGTTCAAGTTCGAACGACTGAACTGGCTCATAACGCGCCACGCTATGGGCTATTTGCGCTACCTCTGTTTCGGGTAGAGGTGGGTTACATTTCCTGGCGTTTAAGCCGACTAACGCGGCGAATATGTCTTCTTCGTCTAGTCCACGCCGTCTTAACGTCCCGGCGAGCGACGTTAGCGTCTTGTTGCGTGTGCCGTCGGATATCTGAGCGCCTACATCTGCGGACGTACCAAACTCGGAGACTTCCGGCTGCGGTAGGATCCTGTCGAGATCACCGGCGGTGTAGGTATGGCCGCGCTCGAGCTCGATGATCTCCACTACCGGCTTCTCTTCATACTTATGATTTACCGTGCCAGGTATTCGTAGAAGTTGTGTCAGATCGAAACCTGATTCGTCCGCTCTGATCGCGGCCGCCACTCTCTTGTTGAGCCCTTCGGCCACCTCCGGTGGTATGGCGTCCGCTAGTCTCCAGTAGCAATGAAACTTGCCGGGTGAGCTTCGAATTACTGCGGTGGGTGCGAGCTCACCTTCAGGTACTTCGGTACCGTCGAGGTCTCCCCAGAGCGTGTGTACCGTTATGGCGTTCTCTTTAATGCGACGAGCACTACTCAGTAGGTGTGTACAAAAATACACGTCCTCGGTGTCCGACTTTTCAAGTGCCCACTCTGCGGCTGAGTCTGCCGAATCTGGGTAGTTGAAGAATTGCGTGTTGAACCTAGAGCTAGGTTCGCTGGTGTGGCAGATGGCTAATAGCCCACGCTCGTCACCGAAGACGTGGTTCCATAGATCTTGGGCCTTGTATAATGCTGTGTTAGACGCGGAATCCATACAACTCCTTTCGCGTCTTCTCGCCGCCACTCGCCCTGGCGGCCTGTTTGTGCAACGTCTTATGCCTTCTCAGCTTGCCATTCGCGCATAAGCTCGCTGAGTTTGTCGTCGATGTTTTCTTCGGTCTTCTCCTTGCCACCGCGTTGTATCTGTAGCCATTCGTATAGGTGTTCTGTGGCCAACTGTAAGCCTTCGTCTAGTAACTCAAGAAAACGAGCGGTGTACTCGATGTGCCCCACGTCTAGGCTCTTCTTTGCGTTCTTCGCTACCTTTGCGAGACTCTCGAGGTCCTTAGCCGCCAATTCGATGTTGTGTGTTCCCCAGTCGACGCCTTTTTCCAGCTCTGACACCGATACGTTAAGTGCATCGGCCAGCTTCTTGGCCGTCGACGGGTACGCCTCTCTATGTCCTGTCTCGTAGTTAGAGATGCTGTCGCGAGAGACGTCGGCCTTTTTGGCTAGCACGTCTTGACTCCACCCGCGCAGCTCTCGTACCTCACGTAGTCCCGGCAGTTTCAATCACTACTCCTCTCCAAGTCGCCATAAACCTCTGAAAAAGATTCTACAGGACTTTGACATCATCTGTCAAATGTAGTAAGTTAGTGGCAGGCAGCCCTCGACGCCGGCAAGCGAGCCGAGGGCAAGGACGACCAGAAAGGGGGCCGCCAAAGGTAGTAGCTAAAGGGTAGCACGAAGCCACTGTTGTAGGTTCATCGATTCATCGATTCACTGATTCAGAAAGGAAAAACAGCTAATGAGTGATTTATTCGCTCCTAAGGAGATTATCCCTCCGGGATATCAGCAGCTCGAGATTCTCTCTGTGGAGAATACTGAGCAATATGGCCCCCAGGTGGCCTTCAAGAATAAGGTCATCGGCGGTAAGTACGACGGCTACATCTTCGTTGATTACGCCTCTCGTGATGAGGACACCGGCCAGATCAAGCAAGGCACGAAAGCTTGGGGCACCTACAAGGCTTGCCTGGGTCCCGACTTCCACAAGAAGATAAAGGGCATGGACGCCATCGTCGGTAAGCAGTACGTCGCCAAGGTTGAGCAGACGAAGACTGGCTCGAGGAACAAGCTCGAGTTCGGTACGGCTGGGCCTGTCCCAGCTGGTGGCTTCGACAGCCTCGCAAGCTAAGTCGTTAGTGATTGAGCCGGGCGAGTGTTCGCGCACTCCCCGGCTCCGGCCCACAGCCACTTAAGGAGGCAACTGTGGACATCAAGAGGATACCGCCCGCTGGCGATCCCTTCACGGCAGCACCCCACCACGACGACCAGGATCATCCGCACGCCTGCATAGACGGCGTCGTCTACATCGGGCACCTTGTCGAGGACCCCGGTACCGGCGAAGCGACCGCGGTCATAGAGGCCGTTTCTTGCCGCCGCTGCGCGGATAGCCGATAGCCCCAGTCCGTAAGATAGGGGATGACACCGCATGAGTGGGACAACCACGGGCAGGTCATAGGAGCCTACCCGTCACCCCTCCGTCGCCGCATCAAATCACATCTCTGCCTGCATCGGAATGTGCTTTAAAGATACTTCAATGCTCGTTAACAACGTTTAAAGGCCACAATGTTAGTTTAGTAGCACATAGGCCGGCTGGGACTTCCCCCCCTCCGTCTCGGCCGGACCTGCGCATGAAGGCAGAGCCGGGATCCCGATAAAGATCCCGGCTCTTTGTCGTAGATAGAAACATTTGTAACTTTTTGTGGTATGGTGGGGTTGGAGGGGGAGCGGGCGAAGGTCTTAGGTTGGTTGAGGTGACGCCAATCCCCAACCAAGAGCGTGTGCTCTATCCTGCCCGTCGCTCGCCGTTTATCGGGCTGGGGCTCTACGG